ATATTGTATAACACCTATATATGATATAATAGAGATATATAATTAGAATAGTGTTGGCGCATACTTGCTGCTTAATTTCTGAGACTACGGTCCGATTAAGTCCCTCTCTAGTGAGTTCATGCGCCTCTTCCTCATAAAGGTAGACAATAAATGTGGTTTACAGCTCTTATCCCCCTGCTCTCTGGAATATTTGGTGAGAATGGTCCTTTAGGCCAATTCTTTAAGACCAAAGCTGCTCAGGTACAGGCAAAACAAGATTATGAACTAGCCCTCCTTAAAGCAAATGCCGAAGCTGCTGTTCAAGCTAGTATAGCAGATACTGCCCAACGTGCAAACTACCTTGCTGCAACATCCAATGGGTTCCGACAAGGAACTTTCTACTGGATGAGTGCTATTATCCTTTATTCAATACTATTCCCTAGCAAAGCTGAAGCGCTTTGGCATAACTTTAACTTAATACCTCAATGGGTACAATACGTATACGTTGCAATGCTCTCTGTTACTTGGGGTCTTCCTGTAGCCAAAGAGAATGTTGGTTTAATGTTCTCCTCTATAGGCAGAGCAATAGAAGCTAGAAGAGACTACAAATTGGAAAAAGCAAGAATTAATAGGGAAGCCGTGTTTGCTTCATTAAGAGCTAAGTTATTTCCGAAGGGTATGAGTCAAGCCCAAGTTGATATAGTGGATGGTGCGTTGGACGATGGAGAAAAGTAGAATGGAACATGATATCTGGGAAGTTGTTAAAGCAGCTGTGCAGTGGTTGGTGTTTCCTCTAGTAACTTCACTAGCTTTTTTCTTTCGAAAATATGTACAGCGTGTGGAGAGAGTTGAAAACCGTATGAACAGTATAGAGACGCGCATGGCAGTTGTTGAGACAAACATAGCGCACATAAAACAAGATTTAGACGATATTAAAAAAGATATTTCTAAAATTTTAGACAAGCTAACATGCCAAAAGAACTGAGAAAAATAGGGAAGAACGGAAAGATGAGAGCTATACGTTCAGACAGTAAATATGACGAAAAATACGCTAAGCAATTGGCTAGTGGTATACGCTATAAAAAGGGTTTGAATAAAGTAGACCTTTGTCGCATGTGGCGCATCAGTAGTGCTACATATGATAATTGGGTTAACACTTACGAAGACTTCAAGCACGCACACGAGCTTGGCAAAATGGACTACGCCTCATATTGGCATGAGAATTTTAAAGGTATTGCGCTGGGTGAGATTAAAGGTAATGCTGGTGCTGCTATATTCGCCATGACGAATGCTGAAGGGATTAATTGGAGCAACAGAGTTGATGTTAACAATACACACGAAGAACAAGTGCAAACTATCAACATTAAAGTGTTACCTAGAAAAGAAATGAATGTTATAGAGCACGTATTGCCGGAACCTGACGATGAGTAGTGTTGAAGTCAGTTTAACAGAAAGTCAAAACGATTTTTTACAGCTGTGCTTCGAAATATATAGTAATCTACTATATGTAGGTGGTCCAGGTTGTGGTAAATCTTTTTTACTTGGGCTAATAGCTGTAATGTTTGGGATGCATAGTAGAAAAGCGGATATTTATATATATGCTCCTGAAAATCACCACATAAGAACTATTGAAGTACCTAATGTTCTCTATTGGCTTGATGTCATGAAGATTAAGAATAAAGGGTATAACAAACAAGAGAATTGCATTATTTCTGAAGACCCTAGATGCGGGAATTTCTATTTTAAGAATATGGAGTCTGCTGCGACGATGGTAGGGTATCAGAGTTATATTGCTTTAGTAGATGAGTTAGACACTTTAGATGAAAAGAAAGCCGAAGAGATATACCGAGCTATCGTTATGCGTAATAGGCAGCAACCTGAAGGCGTAGATGATAAATATAAAGTGTTCGATGAGCAGCGTAATAAAATGATGTGCCAAAATAAGGTTATATCATTCACCACTCCGGAAGGCTATAAGTTTTGTTATAAAAACTGGGAGTTGCAGGACAATCCGGACTTTAGGCAAGTTAAGGGAAGAACGGCAGACAACCCAGCATTACCAAGTAAATATGTTCAGAGTGTTAGAGAAAGGTATCCAGAGCATATAGCCGAAGCTTACCTAAATGGTGAATTTGTTAACATGGAGAGCTTGGCGGTTTATTACAATTACAACCCAGATTTGCATTTAAGCTTTGAAGAAGTAATGCCCGGCGAAATGCTTTATATAGGCTGCGACTTCAACGTTGATAACACTAGTGCCACTGTATATGTACGACGTAATGGCGGTAAAGAGTGGCATGCTGTAGATGAGTTTGTAGGCATTCGCGATAGTGCCACATTGGCACATGATATAGCGACCAGATATAAGGGTCATCGTATTGTGATGTATCCAGATGCTTCAGGAAGGTCCGGCAGTAATGCCAATAATGCTAACCTCTCCTCAATACAAGAATTAGAGAAGAAGGGGTTTATTATAAGAGCCCCTAAAAAGAATTTCTTTGTGGAGGATAGAACCAACGCAATGAACAAGGCTTTGGCTGAAGCCAAGGTGTTTGTTAATAGAATTAAATGCCCTACGACAAGTAGATGTTTAGTGAATCAGCCGTACGACAAACATGGTAAGCCATGTAAGAAAACAGGGTATGACCATCAGAATGATGCAACTACATACCCAATTGTTTATGAGATGGGGCCAGCTAAGTCCCTATTTAAAGTTAACCTAAAGTGGATGGTATAATGACCGAGATTTGGAAGCAAATTATAGGGTATCCTAGGTATTATATATCAAATCTAGGAAATGTTAAATCTCACAGAGGTATGCTTTCCCCCTATGTAAATAAAGCAGGGTACTTGGTTGTAAGTATTTATAATGAAAATGGTAAAAAATATAAATGGATTCATAGGCTACTGGGCGAGGCTTTTGTAGAGGGGCGAAAAGAAAAATATGTTGTAGACCACATAGATGGTAATCCGCTTAACAACTCTCTCAATAATTTACAATGGATTACACAAAGAGAGAATATACAAAAAGGGCGTTCTGTTGAAATGTCAAAAATAAAAAATAGTAAGTGGTACAACATCACACACCCATGCGGCAAGGTGGAGGTAGTGCAGAATCTGACAGAATATGCGAGACTACATAATATAACCCCCCAACACCTAAGTAGAGTAGTTCACGGTCTACGCAAGCACTGTCAGGGGCTAGTCGTATCTTACGCGGGAGTTTGTAAATGAGTGTCAATTCTCTGCACCCAGAATATGAAAAAATATATAAACGATGGGACCTTGTTAGGTCTATTGTTGCTAACAGAGCGCAGCATTTATTACGAGTTGTAGACCCGAACGATATAATCAGGTCTAATCAATACAGGGAGGATGCTATCCTCACTAATTACACTCGTCTGACAAAAGAAGGTTTGACTGGCTTAGTGTTTCGCAAAGACAGTAGTAAAGAAATTCCTGATAGGTTAGCCTATTTAGAAGATGACGCTACAGGTTATAGATTTAGTCTTGACCAACTAGCTCAAAAGATAGTCGGAGAAACGCTAGAAACAGGCCGCTACGGCCTTTTAGTGGACTACCCACAGGCTAACATAGGGCAGACGGAAAAGGTGGCTAGAATACGTCCGTACGCAGCCGAATCTATCATAAACTGGAATTATACTGATTTTGGTAATGAGTATAGACTATCTTTATTAGTTTTGAGAGAGCAAGTAGACCAATTGGGCGAAGACGGTTTTAGCTGGGTTGAGAAGTGTCAATACCGTGTGTTGTTCTTAAATAACGAAGGGCATTATTCACAAGTTATTTACAACGATGAGCATAAAGAAGTGCAGGGTACTAAAATCACCCCCACGGATTACAATGGTAATCCACTGTTAGAAATTCCATTCACATTTATAGGCTCGGAGAACAATGACGCCTGGGTGGATGAGATTCCCTTATACGATATGGCAATTGTTAACCTAGGGCATTATAAAGGCTCTGCCGACCTAATGGAAACCATGTACATGTGCGGGCAAGTTGTTCCAGTGGTGAACACAGGTGAAGTTGGTGAAGACCAATGGCACCAAGCTAACCCGAATGGGATTCTTATTGGGAGCAGAGCTCCTATCGTTACTGGACTAGGTGGTAGCTTCAACTTTGTACAAGCGCAGCCTAACACATTACCACAAGCTGTTATGAACGACCTAGAGAAGCAAATAGCGGCCATTGGCGCTCGTTTAATTGCACCCCCTGGAGGCAGAGAGACAGCGGAAGCCGCTCGTATACGCTACGGCAGCCAGAACAGCGTGTTATACACGATTACTAGAAATATCTCAGAAGCTATTGAAATGGCTCTGTACTGGGCATCCGTGTTCATGATGGAAGTTCCAGAACAAAGCGAATACGAATTGAACGACCAGTTTTATGAAGAGAACGCAGACCCCAACTTAATCGCACAGCAAATAATGCTTTTAGACAGAGGTGCTATGTCAACTGATGAAATCAGAGACAATTTGAAACGTTCAGGAATTCATCTAGACGAAAGTTTTGTTTCACAAGAGATTGACCCGCTTATGGGGGTAGAAGAGGAAATACCCGCTGTAGAGGGTGATTAGAAATGTCGTTACGTGATGATTTGATTAAACACCAAATCTTTATACAGCGTCTTGCCGGCACAGAGCACAAAGCTATTCGCGCACAACTAAAAGCCTTGGCACAAGCTGCTAAGAATGAGGTGGCAGTGGGTAGCTCTGGTAAGTTTCTTAAGGAAACCTTACGTAATGTTATGAGCGGTTTCGCAGATAAAGGTCTAGAGTCAATGACCGCCCTTGCTGAATATGAGGCCTCTTTCTCTGCAAAACTATTAAACAAGTATTACAAAGACACTTTAACCACACCGTCAACAAACTCATTAATCAACAAATTAAAAACTAATAATATGGAGATTAATAACTTAACGAGAGGTGGTACAAGAAAGTCTCTGTACACAGCATACAAGCAGTTTGGGAATAAAAAAGCAGACGAATTAGCACAATTAATCAAAGATGCGCAGTTATCGGGCATGTCCCCCAGTGTAATATCTAAATTAATTGATGAAAAAGTAAATGGATTACATAACACGCAGGCTCGAAGCTTAGCAAGAACAAATGTAAATTATACCACAAATGTAGCTCGCAGTGAGACACTTATAGCGAATAAGAAAACATTTGACAGAGTGATATGGGTGTCTGTACTAGACAGCGGAACCACGGATTACTGCGAAGAGCATGACGGTAATATATACCCAGTTGACGATGGTCCAAGACCCCCTGCACATTGGGGATGCCGCAGTATCATCGAGCCGTACACCGACGGCGATTAAGTATAGCATATAAATTTTCAATTTGCAAATTAGAAAACACTTTCATATGGTATAATAATGATAAGATATAAAGAATGGATATCACAGCAAGACCAGTCATTTATTGACGAAGTTTGTCGTGGAAATGAAATTCCGAGCACCTTTATTGATTATGGGTGTAAGGATATAACGCTAGAAGAGCTTAAGGTTCTTGATGCGAAGTTTATAACCAATGCCCCTGAGGGGTCGGAGAAATGAAGATGAGTGATGCTGAGCAGAACTTAGAAGTTGCAGAAGAAACTATGCCAGATTATAAAGCGTTATATGAGAAATCTTTACAAGACTTGGATGTCGTAGCAGCTAAGAAGGACCAACTTCTCAAAGAAACTAAAGCAGCAAAAGCTGCACGAGAAGAAGCCAACGCCGAAGCACAAAGAGTATTGGAAGAGACAGCAAAGAAGAACGGAGAGTTTGAGAAGTTATGGAAGTCTGCCTCTCAAGAAAAAGAAGAATTATTACAACAATTAAAAGCAATAAAAAATGGCAATCGTCAAGAGAAGTTAAATCTAGCTTCTATGCGAATTGCGACAGAACTTGCCGACGGCGACAATGCGGAGCTGCTCAGTGAGTTTATTAAAAAGAACCTAGAGAATATTGCACAAGATGATGGGTCGCTGAGCGACGATATTATCCAAGCCGTTTCTTCTGAGTTTAAGAACAATGCAAAGTTTAAGTCTTTACTACGGGCTAGTAAAGCTTCTGGTGGCGGTGCCCCAGGAAACATGAAGGGCACTAGTGAGAAAACTTCACTAACTAGAGCGGAATTCGACAGAATGTCTCCAGCCAAGCAGTATGAATTTATTGCGAAAGTGCGAAATAACTCCGCTGAATTAACTGACTAATTTTAAATTATAAGAGGATACAATGGCTAATACATTAACCAACTTAACACCCGAGTTGTTCGACGCACTCGATGTTGTTTCACGTGAACTTGTAGGTATGATTCCCGCAGTTTCTAGAGATTCATCTGCTGACCGCGCTGCTAAAGACCAGACAGTACGTAGCTTCGTAGCTCCTGCAGCATCCGCAAGCAACATTACTCCAGGACAACTTCCTGCGGACAATGGTGACAATACTTTCACTTCTAAGACAATTACTATTTCTAAAAGTCGTTATGTTCCTATCCGTTGGAATGGCGAAGAACAACGCGGCATGAACACTGGTCCAGGGTACAATGCAATGCTACGTGATCAATTTGCACAAGCAATGCGTACTTTGTGTAACGAAATTGAAGCAGACTTAGCTGGGCTTTATTACAAAGCAGCTCGAGCAGTAGCTCCAGCAGGAACCACTTTGTTCG